CCCGCTGCCTCCTGAAGCGTAGGTGTTGGCGTAGATAGCTACAAACCCGTCTAAGTCTTCGTCATAAGTCAGGCTCTCGATTGAGTATGTGCCGTCGTTCGCTCCGTCGGCTATGGTTATGGATTGCCCGACTGTTGCCCATACGGGTAACTCACCATCAAAGTAGATTTTCGTTTTCCCGGTGTCACCTTCGTACAGGGTAACATCCTCAGAAGCAGCAACGTTCATGTTGTTAGTTAGCTGTGTAGAATGCAACTGGTCAGGGGTGTACGTCTGCAAAACCCCGTTAAGGTAAAGGTTTGTAGTAATGTTGTCGTAGTCAGACGCCAAAATCTGATATTTCACGACTTGGTTTTTTGAAAATTCATGAATAAAGGCGTCCTTGCGAAGCGCCATAATGGAGTTGGTGAAATTATCCTCATAGCCTAAGAGGTCATCCATTGTATTAGTTTCAAAGCGTGTCGCAAATCTTATGCTTTGCCCTTTTGGTATCTGTGCTATTACTGCCATTATTCTACAAATTTGTAAGCTTTCAAAATTTCAAAATTAGCCTGCTTTTCAGATAATTTAACGGTCATTTTTACCAGAAATCCGTAATAATCGACGTTATTATACGAGAAATGAATAATACCGCGCGGGTTGCTTTCGATTGTGTTAATGTTAGCTGCTGTAATCGGACAAGTGAAAGAGTAGATAACCGGCTCAAATATTGGCCTGTCAAAATCGCTTATTGTTATGTCCGCTGCCTCTGTTATGTTGTTACCGTCTTCTGTATAGGTTAGGGCGATATTCTTTTCACTCGCTGTAAAAGTAACACTCTCATCATTAAACTTGTTAAGTGCTGAACGCAACCAGGCGCCCCATCGCATCAGATTATGACGCGGAGAGATGGTAACGTTATAAGCACTATCCGGGTCAGGTATCCCGTCAACATTCGTTATACCTGCGTCGGAAGCACTCCTGTTAGTGTAACCGCTGTCATTTTTAACGTCGATAATGAAATTATCTGAGTCGCTGTCATCGTCATCATCATCTTGCGACTTGCGGCGCTGCAATTCAATGCCTAAACCGTCTGCCCGGAAAGGGCTTATCAGGTTGAAGTCTTCCTTAGTCGTAAGTTTGTTGGAAAAATCCATTTGTTGGTTAAACTCTCTTTGCCCCCCATACTCGCCAAACTCTTGATTCTCGTAACCAACAGCGTAAGCATTACAAACCCACTCATCGGCATATATCTGTTTGAAGTCTTTAATATTAGGTAAAGTGATGACCCTTGTACGCTGAAAGAAATATTCCAGCTGCTCAACTCTTACGACCCGTTTACCCTCTTCATAGTCAAACCCTAATCCGAGGGCAAAAATTTTCGAGTAGCTATCAAACAAATCTTTGAAACTGAACGCCGGATATTTAGCAGCCCCCCGGAGCATGTACCCGGAGGCTAATCCAAAATTCCACGCCGCGCCATTGCTGGTATACCCGTCCAAGGTGCTGCCCAGCACTGTGGAGCGCAATGTATTTTCTTTACCTGTCAGGATTAACAGCATTCTATCGAACAAAGGGAATGGCAGATCAAACTCAACTAAGGAGCTGACAGACCGCTCAACTGTGGTGAGCTCTGCAAAAATCGCATTTACCGGATAGTTGATAACGATAGGAGCCGGTACCACCTCAGCCCGATAAGCGTTAATATATGCAGCGAGGTAGTCGCCTTCAGACATGGAGAACGTTTGCTTTGTTGCAGTGAAGGTGATCGTCCCGGTGTCGTCGCTGCTGGTCGTCGTGTAAACTGTTGCGCTGCTCTGCTCTACCCCGCTCTCGTTGTAATGCGTTACATCTATGTCGAAGGTGAGCTCATACCCCAAACCCTGCTGGTCAAAATTGAAATAACCGGATAATGTTACCCCAGTCACCTCTGTATGCTCGTAGGCCTGATAAAAGTATTCCTGCCCCATTAGATTCATCGCAATGAGCCCTGGATTTGCGTTTGATGTTGTCGGCGTTAAATAGATTGCATCCCCTGCCGTCCCGTTGTCCTGCTCTATGCTTTGACTGCTTCCAGGTGTTGATACCCCCCTCGCTGTGAGGGTTACGCTCTTCCAAGTGTGTGCTGCTATGGCCTCACCCTCTAAAGTCGTTAATCGGCTTATATCGACTTGCTTGTCTTCATTTGCGCGTAAAGTTTGCACAAAATCGCTGTCAATCACTTTAATATCTGTGCTTATCTTGTCACGCTCATAAGTTGTAAGATCAAGGATGCCGCGATAAAAAATTGAAAAGGTGTCGTCGCTTACCTTATGCCAGATAAGTACTCGGACTTTTTCGGTTACTCCGTAGGCGTCAAGGATATTATCAATAAAAGTTTTCCCGTCTTTAACGAAACTTAAGGAGTCCACACTCACGCTTCGTGTCACGCCATAATATTGTGAGCTTCTCAGGTAGGTAATAGCAAAGTCTTTCCAGTTGGCGGGTAAATTGCCGTTTTCGGAGGATAACTTTTTGTATCCTTCGCTTTCACTGAAAAGCTCTATGTACCATTTCATCACCCAAAATATTTTTTAATATATCCATTTGACCGTTCGATCCGTTCCCAATTTATATTGCCATTCACCTGAGTTGCCGGGATGCGTTTTATCGCCGTTATTGCTTTTCCGAGAAGCTTGTTAGTTTCTCCGAAATCTGCACTAAATGAAGCGCTGTTGCCCCCTCCGGTGTTATACATAATAGAACGGTTAATGTTATTAACAAAGTTACTCATTTTAACCGGATTTTCTGATAAAAGCTCTTCCGTTTCTTTCGCTGTGAAAATTTTGGCGTATTCTTCAAGACTCGTAAGAATGAATTTATTATTCTTTTCCGCTTCTTCAGAAGTAAAGGCTTTATTGCGAATCTCTTTATCTTCAGAAGTAAAGGCTTTATTGCGAATCTCTTTATCTTCAGAAGTAAAGGCTTTATTGCGAGTCTCTTTATCTTCAGAAGTAAAGGCTTTATTGCGAATCTCTTTATCCTCTAAGATCTTTTTTGTTTCTTCAGAGGTATAAACTTTATCGTGCTTCTCAAGATTCACCAAAGTGGGTTTATCGGGTGAAAGGAATGCTTTGTCCCCTCGCTTATTGGTTACTATCTCCTGCCCTTTCTCTCCCACGACCGCAAGACCGCCGGGCGCATCCTGGGTACCTGTTGCAAATGCCGGGATAGTTGGTAAAGGCTCGGCCAATACTGCTGCGGCTTGTGCGATCCCTAAAGCGGTGTAAAAAGGTATCAGGATAGGAGCCGCCAGTCCTGCCTCGGCTGCAACCTTGGAGATTGATTGAGCGGTATTTATCGCAATGCTGAATAGTGAAGTCGAACGGTCGATAATGGCCTGCTTCCGCTGTATAGTTGCAACCTCTTTCGCCTTTTCGCGCTCTAAAGTCATCGTCTTATATGCGTCACCTTCTGCAAGTTCTAACTTCTTATCATAGCTCGCTTCGACGTGATCGAGTTGTGCGTCGTACACTTCATTTACCGCGCTGCCTATCCCGGAAGCCACACTGGCAACCTCGCCAAGCTGGTTAAGTGCTGCATCCACAACCGCTTGCGCGTCGGCTTTCTGTTGCTCCATTGCCTCCTGTGAAGCCTGTATTTTAGCATCTCTTACTTTGTTTTCAATCTTTATGCGCTCTTCGGCTGTAAGCTCTTCATTCGCAAGGATATCTTCAAGGTTAGCTATATAGGCGTCAAGTTGCGCCTGTTGTGCTTGCTCGTCGATCTCCTTTAACCGTTCGTAGTATTCTTTTTCGCTGATCTCTTTATTTTTCAGCGCATCAATAACGGCCATCACCTGCTCCTGCTGGTTGGCTGTTATCTGTTCAGTTTGCAATTTATAAGCATCTTCCCGGGCTTGAGCGATTGCATCCTGTCGTTCTTGCTCCTGTTGTAGCTCATTATCCGCTTGTTGGTTTAACAAGGTGTTAAGCATCTGATAATGTTTTTCCTGTTCTGCTTCGCTGAGGTTATTAAAGTTCTCGGTATCATTAATGGTTGCCTGCTGTGTCGCTATCTGTGCTGCGAGTTCTTCCTCTGAGGCACGCTGCAAGATTACTTTTTTCCGTTCTTGATATTGCTCAGCTGAGATCTCCTCACGTTTATATTCTTCCGTTAAAGCCGCGATTTGCTTTTCAGCTCGATCTTTATATCGCTGCGCGGTTATCGTTGCTTCGTTCTCAACTCCTGAAGCTATAACCTTAGCCCTTTGTTCTTCGTACTGCTTTGTAATCTCCGTAGTATCGACTCCGGCTTTCTCAAGCTCAAGTTTTATCTTTTCATAATTGATGCGCAAAGACTCCAACTGTTTGGCCTGCCCTTCTCGCATTGACTTTAAAAGTAGCTCATCGTGTTTCAATGCATCTTCTTGCATTTCATGGTATTTCTGCCTTCGGGCTTCTGCGATTTTCTCATACTCTTTTTCAGTTAAAGCCCTCAAAACCTCAGTGCCTTTGACTATTCCAATGCGCTGTGCTTCAAGAAAATCTTTGATCTGTTGTTCTGTAAATTTTTCAGCCCCTTCAGGGGCTTTGCCCATTTGCTCAACTGCTTTCTGTATTTCTACCGCAGTGAAAGACAATTCATTTTTTGCCTCTTTGAGTCGATCGTTTATACGCTCCAGTTTTTCCTCGACCTCTTTGCGGTTGAAAATATTAACCTTTGTATTCTCAATCTCTTTTTTCTGCTTTTCGAGATCAGCTATTAAGTTTTTCTGTGACTCGGAATAAAGCTCAAAAGCGCTTTGCATTGCTTCCGCCTCAGAATCATAAGCCCCTGAAAGGTTAAGTTTGTCGGCAACAACTTTAATCTCAGTCATTGCACTTTCGGCACTCGCTTTCGCTCTATCCGCTGCGCGTTCTGCTGCATTCTCGGCTTTCTCTTCTTCACTTTGTGTTAATAATTCTAAACCGTTCACCACTTCGGTGATAAATTGTATTGCGTTCCGTGTGAAGGTGGCCAACGCGCCTTGCCCGTTCTCAATACCCAGAATGAACCCGTCCCACGCGCTGCCAAGAAGTTTAATATCACCTTGCAGGTTATCCATCTTGGTGTCTACCATCTGCCCGAGTTGGTCGTTCACTCCAGTAATGCTATCTCTTAATTCTTTTGCTCCTTCAGCGCTTTGCAGGAAAGTACTGAAAGCTGCAACGCTTCGTTTATCTGTTAAAGCTAAGGCCTCGTTCAAATCTATACCCCCATCCCGGAGATCTGCTAAAGCCGGAATAAGCTCATCAAAATTGGTAACACTCCCGCCTAAGGACTTAGCCAATTTGCCGTTACTGTCTGCAAGGTTAAGTAAGATGTTACGTGTTGCCGTTGCAGCACTTGAAGCATCAAAGCCCGCATCTTTAAGCTTTCCAAGCAATGCGGTGGTATCCTCAATGCTGAAACCAAAAGATGCCGCAACCGGTGCAACGGTTGACAATGCTGTTTGGAAATCTGAAAAGCTTAAAGCTGATTTTGTAGTGGCCACGCCAAGAACGGAAACCACCCGCTCCATCTCTGAGGCCTCAAGACCAAACGCCCGGAGTGCTGCTCCTGCAACTTGCGCGGCTTCTGCTGTGCCTGCTCCTGTTGCTATGCTGAAATCAATAACCGCTTTTGTTGAGTCCTGTATCTGCTCTTGTGTGAAACCTAATTTTGCAAGTTCGGTTTGCAATTCTGTAACCTGTGAAGCGGTGAACGCGGTAGCTTTACCGTATTTCATCGCATCATCAGTAAGATCTGTAATTTCTTTTTTTGTTTTACCAAGGATTGCAGCAAGATCACTATTTGCGGCGCTGAATTGTATGACTGTCTGTGCGGCATTTTTAAAAGACCGGACTAAAGCCGCAACGCCAAGCCCCCCGGCCAGCATTCGCCCCATATTTTTGAAAGCGCTTGCGTAGTTACCTACATTTCTTTGTGACTTACCAACTTGCGCGTCAAACTTTTTTACCTGCTTTTCAGTCTTCGCTATTTCTTTAGTCAGCCGATTATATTGCTTCCGTCCTTCTTTTGTTTGCAAATTCGCGTTGTCCCGAACCTTGTTCAACGCCGCAACTTTTTTCCGGAGATCTGCAATGCTCTTGACCTGCATGTTCACCACATCCTTTTCGGCCTGCTCAAGTTTTATTGCGTCGCGGGTTTCTTTGTTTTTCTTTTGCTGCTCAACTTTAACGCGTACAAGTTCCTGCGCCTCTTTGCTATCAGCTTGAGCGAGTTTTGCTTTTGCTGTTTCGAGTTGCTTTACAGTTTTCGCGGCTTCTTTCTGCTCAGCCGTTAGCTGTTCTGTGTTTTTTCGTTGCTGCTCTGTTGCCTTTACAAGATCTTTGTTTGTTTTGACGTTTTGGAAAGCGACGCCGACTTTTTCTCCCTCTTCAACTATCAACTTTAAATTTTCGACGCTTTTATTAAGTTTTGCGTTAAGCTCATCTATACCGCTGAAAGCGTTATCGCTAAAGATTTGGTTTATGTCAATTTGTCCGGGCATTGTTATTCCTTTCTTTCGCTTTCTGCTGAAGCATTATCCATTGTTTCGCTGTGATCTTGTCAACATCTATTTGATAGCCAAATGCGAGCTGCATTTCTGCGACCATTTCCTCAATGCTTTTTTCGGGTGTGTCTTTGTCGACCTCATCGAGTCGTTTAATCTCCGCGTTAAGTCGGTTGATCTTGTTAGTCAGTAACTTTATCTCCTTTGTGACATCCTTAATCCTTTTTTGCTTTAAATAGGTGAGTGCCCACAAGTCACCCTCCCTTAAAGCTAAGATAAGCGCAACCGCAAGGAGGTTGTTGTATTGTACATACATCCCCCCGAGTTTTGCTTTTTTCCTAAGCTTAACCGAGTAGCTCTTGTCCTTCGTCAAACTCGAATGCTCCGATATCATCGACTCCCACGTCGAATTCAGTGATTCCGTTGTCGACGTCGGCAATGATGACTCTTTCATCTCCTGTATCTTCTCCTCCTTCATCTTCAACAGATACTTCAACTCCCCGGTTGTCGCTGTCTTGTAAAACCTCCTTACAGGGAGATACTCTAATGACTTCCAAAATTCTAAGTTTTTTGTTTTCTGCATAACTCAATTCAAAAAAGTTATAGTGATTTTCTTCCTGCACAAGTGCGACGTCGCAATTCATTGTGTGCGCGTATTGTTTTGCGAGAATAAGCATGTGCTTTTTATCCTGCAATCTCTTTAAGTTCTTATCGTAACAGCTCATTTAATACTCCTTTCTGCAATTCTGGTAAAATGACTTGATCTATTAATTCTGTAAAGTTGTCAGGCGTAAGCCCGTAGATGTTAGCATATTTCTGCTCAAGTTTTGGCGCTTTATAGTCAGTGCTGTAAATCTCTAAAATGTGTCCTCGGAGCTCAGCTTTAAACCCTTCGTAGAAATCACCCGTTACCTTCAAATCCGGGTTGCCATATCCGGGCTTCGGGTTTAAGGTTTGCTTTTGCAGCGCATAGGATACATTCCGATATTTCGGCCTTAACTTTTCCAGCGTAGCCGTTTGGCCTTCATCGAGTTGATCGAGGTTGAGATCTACTATCGCAGTCTTTATATACCCCTCATCAAAAATGCGAAGGGCAAGGGCTCGCAAGTCCAAACCCTTCGCATTAACTGCAAGTTGCTTTATTCCCATTATGCTGAAGTCGTAAAGCTGACTGCACCAGCTGACTCGTAACCGTCCACTCCGAGAGTGGTTGGCGCTGCCAAAGTCACAGTGTAATCTCCGGCGGTCAATGTGGCCGCTAAAGTATAACTGCCACTGCCGTTATCTGTAACCTCTGTCACCGATACTGCGCTGCTTTCGTCATCCAGGATAATCCAGTCCGTTGTTTCGGTTAATCCGAGAACGGCATCACCTGTACACTCTTCAACTGCTGACACCGTCACTGCTGAGGTTGTAGGGGATGAGGTTGTAAGGGCTACATTCTGTAAACCGAACAGATCGTCAAAACTCCAGGTCGTAGGCTTATAGCTTACAACATTGTCGTTCATCTCTGTTGCGTCGTTAAGGATAACCATTACCTTAGCCAATGAGCGGGTATTGTTGTCCGTCATTGGAAGCTTCTCAACTTCAAGCAGGTTAATGTCAAGACCTTTGATAGCTTCACCGTCTGGGGAAGTGCCGAGAATCACGCCAGACTCATAGAATGGGAAAATTCTCCCCTTCTGCTGGTTGAAAGTTCTAAGGTTCTTCAGTACACAGGTAGGAATGTCCATCGTTCCGCGGAACCCGGGTTTTCCCTCTCGCACTTTAAGCCGTTTGCCTGAGTTGAAGGTTTGATACTGCGTTTCTTCATCCTGCGCCTCTACTTCGAGAAATTCAGGAAAGACATAGATGCGGCCATCCACTTGTTCAATGGCGGCAATCCAATCAGCTAAAGTCTGAAATTTGGATTCTGCATCAAAAGCAAAACCACGCGGAGTCCACACAAAGCCCTTTATGCCGTTAAGGTTTTCAGAGCATCCTGGGGATCCGGTGTTTGCCAAAGATTGGTTGCATGAATAAGTACTCATTTTAACAGATATTTATCAGTGAATAATTTACTTTTAAATCGAAACGGCAAACATGCCACGGGTGCATGTCTTGCAGTTTCACATCATAGCCCCGTAAGGCTTCGAACCCGTGAACGATTTTCACCGGGTGGTAGTATCGCAAAACACTGTATAAAGCATTATGCAATTCAGAATCAGCTCTATGCGCAATAGTCGGATAGAGTTTTTGCAGATTGGCAAAACAGAAAACCGACAAAACAGCATCGACAGAATTTTTCACGATCGAGGATTCTTCGGCTTGGAAAAATACAATGTGCCCGGAAGTCTTATCGCTCCGGAAAACATCTTTATAATCTTTCCCACCTATAAACCTCTCAAGATTCACCCCGTTAAGGTCTTCTGTTTTATACGCTCTGTCAAAGATGCTGAAATCATCAGGGAAGCCAAGCTCACTATTAAGCCGGGTCTGTATCCTGTCAATTACCTCATCTATGCCTGTTGCATTATTTCTCCTTATAACTATCATCGCAATGTGCCGTTAAAGTAGGCAGGTTTACCGAATAAATCAGAGTAAACCTTGTGTGCCTCTATTTTAATTTGTGAATATAAACCCGTAATGCCAAACTCTTTACTGCCTTCAAGCTCTGTAACTGCTCGCGCTGCCTGTCGTTCATAAAAATCAGAACGAACGGATAATTTCATACGCTCGATAAGATCAGCTGCAACAAACAACATCACAAGATTATCGAAACGCGAAACATTCTCAAGTAGCGTTTGCGTGTAATCTTCACGCACGGCAAATAAAGGGTTCAGCCCGAAGGTGTCAGAAGTCATAACCTCATCGTCGATATTAGGCAAGTCTATATCAGCTGAAGGAATGTAAACACTCTCAACCCCGATAAAGCGGTACCGGTGTTGAATCTCGCTGCAATTCCATTTCCGGGTGTAAGCATTAACCCCGGAAAGATCATCAACATAATACCCGATAAGGAAGTAACCCGCCGGATAGTCGTATGTCGATAACGTCCAATCGACTGAAACTTTATTGCCTAATCCTGTTGATACACTCTTAGTCTGTAACGCTGTCGTCTTGCTGGTGTGATAGAGATACAAGGTAATATCCTGCACCCCGTCAAACTCCATCGTAATATCCGACACCGTTACCGACTTATTAGCCGGAACCTTTACTTTCAACCCCACAAAATTGGAGGTCTTCGAAGTGGTGCTGCTCCAGTCATCGGCGAAGCCATACAGCCATGACGTTTCAAGCACATCAGACGAGGGCAACACAGTTTTAAGTGTCTTCAAGATGTTAGCGTTTTTCACACTTTCCAGAAACTCGTTAAATTCGTCTTCCGATAAATCCGGGTCCACGTGCGTGTCCTTTATTGCCGGAATAGTAACTAACGCGTTTGCGTCTTGGAAATATAAGCCCGAGTCACTTACCTGGTTGGCCTCGTCGACAATGTTATATCCTGTGTTGGTTCCCTGTCGGAAACCCACACGCGGGAAAAAAGATGTTATGACTTGTGACGTGTTAAACATTATTCTTTCAATATTAAGTTCAAAGTCCACACGGACACGCTCGACCCGGTACCGGTTACGGCTGCCCTCATATAGGGGTAAACCAAATCAGTGCCTGAAAGCACAGAAGTCAACATCGCATCTGACGTGTTAGTGTAAGTAAGAGTATCAGCTGTGGGATGTGTAATCCAGGAGCTGCCGTCCGGCGATACCTGCAAAATGATTGACCCCGTTACTGTGCCGGAAACTTTATCCGCTGTTGCGAACATCACATAATCCCAAGGCTTTGTAAGTTTACCGAAATCGGCATAAACCGTTCCGGTGTCCGTGAGGGTGTCAGAAGTAACCTCTTTAATCTGGAAGCTACTTGACCACTGAGCACTGACAGTCATCCCGACCACCAGCAGCATCACTATTAAGAAAAACTTTCTCATCATCGTAAAATTTTAAACCCTCAAGGCTTAGGAGCCTTGAACGGTCAGATTAATAACTGATTTGTTAGACACGTTAATTGGAGCAGTCAAAAAACCAAGGTCGATAGAAACTTCACATTGGAAGTTTACGTCCTGAGTTTCGGAACCGGCCTCATCGTTATCCGCACGGTCTGCATACTGGTGGAATGCAAAGGTTAGCCCTGAGATCGGGTCTTTGATTGTACCATAGCCCCCAAGGTAGCTATTGTAGTCGCCCCAACCCTGTACATTCTTCTGAGGAATCCAAGGAAGCGCGGCGAAAGTACCAACAGGCATAATGTAAGCGCCGCCACCTGCATAAGTTGAAGGCACATCCATCTCAGTACTCTCAGCGATATTAAGGCCTGAGTACTGGTAGCCGTAATTGGTTTCATTGCCTGTACCCTGAGCTGCATAGTGCTCAAGATCTGCATACTTCAGTGAATCAGCAACGACGTCATAATTACCTGTGAAGTAGTCCTGACGCATGATTGACTTGATGCGCTGAATGTAACGAGGGGTTTCATCCGCCCCGATCACGTAAGCCTTGTTGGTTGAATCCCAAGTCGCCCCTTTAACGCCGGTCACAGGTACTTGATTCTTATTCGTAGATAAGAATGTCTGTGCTGCTGTACCGATCGCGTTGTTGATGTCGATAAAGGAGTTATACAACTGAGTTGCTAACATCTCAGCCGCATTAAACTGGTTGCGGTCTTCCTGCTTCAGGGTGTACTTGAAAGTCCTTGTGTAAGAACTCCAGGTCAATGAGGTTGCAAAGGAGTCACCCAGCTTGCCTGTGTGATTGTAAGCCCTTGCGGAACCTACCGATTCAGAAGAACGCGCCAGCATCAGCGTTTCGACACTTCTCTGGTCAGAGCTCTTACCATTGAGATAATCAGTATATGCCGGCACTGTAATTTTTGAATTCTTTAAAGCAAGCATGAGCGCGGGATTACTCTTATAGCGGAATTCCGGCTCCTGCATTTTGGCGTTAAGTCGCAGTTGCGCCTTTTGCTTTAAACTTGCTGCATAATTTGCCATTTTTAAGATTTTTAATAATTAAACATAAATGCGGAACATCCGCTTAAGCCAATAGCCCGCCCCGGCTATTCGTATGAAAAGTTTTTATTGTCCCTCATAACAGTATCGAGTAGTTTACTACCTTCGCTGCCTTCAGGGTTGATACCTTTCGACTCACAATAAGCGTTAAAATCGTCAAGGTTGTTAATGTCAGAGAAGGCGCCACCACCTACCGGGATATTGGTTTTACCTCTACCCTTCCGAGGTTCCCCGGCCATGCCCTTCTCAGTAACAAAATGTTTTAACACATTTTCAGGGTTTTCGGGTAACTGCGTTTTTTGGTTCAAAACTTTCTCTCCTGTGCTTTTATTCTTTAAAACCAGTTTGTCATCTTCGAAAACCGGCTCATAGTCGTTGCGGAAAATCTGAGATACGTAAGTAGGGCTCCAGCCGTCTTTCAGCGTAATATCTGAAAGCCCGGAAGACACAACTTTGTTAAACTCAAAGCTTAATTTCTGTGAATTCATTTTGTTTTCAAGTTCTGCTTTTTCAGTTTCAAAGCCTTGTATCTGTGCCCGCAGTGCTTCATTTGAAGCTGTTAACTCTTTGACCTTTTGTGAAGGCTCAACCTTGGCATCAGCCTCAGCCTTTTTCTGCACTTCTTGAACAAAGACGTTGAAATCCTTGCCTTCAAAGTCCAAGCCCATTTCACGCTTTGCGTTCTTAACTGCAATCTCAAGCGCGGCTTTTCCTGCTTCGCTTTTTGCTCGATTGCGTATAGAGTTGTCCCGGGTCTCTAAGTCCTCGGGAGTAAAGAAACTACCCTCCGGTAGTGTAAAATTAACTTCTCCGTCATCCGACGGAATAAGCCCGGCGATCTCTGCTTCAGTCTCGGATACCCCGATAGCCTGAAGTGCCTTTTTGTAAAATTCTGCTTTCTTCATTAGATCAGATCCTCTGTTTCTTTCGGTTTAACACTTTTTTTATTTGCAGGGGTTTTGGTCTCGATCTTTTCATATTCGAAACCTGAATTGAAGCGCTGGTTATTATTCCAAGCTGCCTCATCATCTGTGATAAACACCTCGCGGGTGGCTTCGAGTCGCTTAAACTCCTTCGCTCCCGTCTTCGGATTCTTTACTTTCACCCCCCGATACTCCTGATACTTTTGATAGCTCATTTTCTTGTAAATATTCGTTAAACATTTCTGTTAATTGCTCTGCGCTTTTAAGCGTTATTTCGATTTCGGGCACTGTGGAAAGCCACTCATTAAAATGCACTTTCTTTTTATATTCAGCGCTTCCAACTGTCAAACCTGCAAGATCTTTATGAATGAAGGGTTCAACCTTCATAAGCTTTAACATACGTTGCAATAATTGATCGTTGCCCTGAAATTCTGTGTAATAAACTTGCTCAAGGATTGCGTTCAATAAGCTATCAGGCGCTCCCGCCTTTCTCGCTTTATTGTATTTATCCAGCAACGCATCCGGGCTCTCAACCAGATAACGACGTCCGTAATTATCTGATAAGCCTTTCACTTTATCCCCAAAATGGAAGCGCACTTTGCAGTACAGGATAAAACTTTCCACGCGCTCCACCTCTTCGCGTATGTCGTTAAGCCTGTCATTCACGGGCTGCACGTCAATAAAACGCCCGGTTGCGGTTTCGTTGTTGCCCCCTTCCGCGTTCTGGGTACCCCATAACGTTTTAAACATTTTCTGCTCCAGCAGGTGATCTTCTTCGTTCATCTGCTTCCAGGTCTCAAGGTCGGGAGCCACATAGCCGGCGATATCGGGCGCGATCTTCGGCACTTCCTGTATCTCGTCGTCAATTTTAATCGTTGACGGCATGGTAAGTTTCAACGCGTCGCTAACATCTGTTTTCTCTTTAAACCCGGAGCCACCGCATGCTTCACAGGGCTTACCCTCAACTACTCCGGTGCCGTTACACCTTAAGCAGGGCTGAGCATATTCCCAGTAACGCGGAAAACCGTGAAGCTTTTTATAAATCACTTTGATGGAGCTATCGACCAACGCCTCATCCGCAAGCTCGATAATATCGTCGATCAGTGAAATCTTATGGCAGGTGTCTTTAATCTTATGCTTAGAGCTGCTCTGCACAGCCGGCACAAAACCAAAATAGTTGGGGTAGCTCTCATCTGGAAGGAAAACCAAATTTTCATCTTCATTTACTCGATATAACGCATCAATGTTATCATCAACTATTCGAAGATATTTAAATTCTTTATCATTTTCTTTAACAAAATATGGTTCAAACATTATAAACTCATAAGCCCCGTTGTTGTCCTGTTGATATTCGTAAATCTGCTCAATGGAGTAAATGGATTGCAGAACCTCGTCATTGTCGGACACCTCACAAAAACTTATCCCATTAGGGTCTGCAAAAGCAAATGGCATCCAGGTATCACGCATCCACTTTTTAAGCTCCTGCTCGTCCTCCATCTCCCTGAATCGCTTAACGCTTGAGTCGGGCATGTCGTAGTAAATGCTACCACCCGGAGCTGAAAAAACTTTATCCGCAGGCCGCAGCACCCGCGACATACGGGCTTTACTGCTTTTTGCGAGTCTGGTTCTGAGCGCTCGCTGTGCTTTGTTCTCGTATTGCTCGATGGTTTCCAGATACTCACTCAGCCCTTCGCCGGTCAAATGCATGTAGATGTGACGCGCTTCGCGGCGCATTTTTCCGATTCTTCCCTCGTTAGGGTGATCTTGATAAATCTTCTGAGCTTCTTCAATGGTCAATATCATACGGCAAATGCACTTTTATTCACAAATGTAACACTTTTTTTCAAAAGCAGGAAAAGGAAGGAATAAGTAAGCGCGTCAATGCGGTTAGGTGATGGCGCGTTGGGGTCTGTGCTGTCCCAGTCTGTCATCTCCGCTTCAAGCTTCATCAGGCCTTCGCCTGCATGCTTGATGCGGTTCTGTTCATACAAGCCGACAACCGGCTCAGCTCTTAAGGCTTTACCCTTCTTAGCTCTTACCGTCTTGACCCTTACATTCCGATCAACTTGCCTTATCAGCTCTTTAATCATGTCGCCGCCTTGGTTCACCTCCGCAACAATGTAGTTTGCCTCCCACTTGTAGTACAAATCCACTGCTTTCTCAGCCCAGCCGAGAGGCGTATATCTGCCCGTCGCATCTTCCAGCACATACCCGATATCTCCGGATTTGCCGGATACGATTATCCCGGTGTCGTCGCTGTCAGGGTTACTGGTCACTGCCGGGTCAATAGCAATGCAAATTTTTTCACACTCAGGCGCAACGGCTACCCTGTTACGCTCTATCATGTCGTAAGTCCAGAGCGCCCCCTCGATATCGGTTGTAAATTCACCGTGCAGGAACCTGCGACGCTCCCGCTCTGACATCACCCCGAGGATGTTCTCGATGTAATCCTCCCCGATATTCTGCTTATTGCCTTCCGGGTTCATCTGCATACAAGAGTAAAGCTCAGGCCGGGCTAAAGGCTGAGACCCTTCGCGGGTAGGATCTTCGCCAAGGATGAAAACTTTATACGTCCAGTGAGTCTTTGTCGGCGGGTTCATGGAAAAGTACGCCCGGTTCTTCAGGTAGCCCCCGTTACTGCATTTGCTTCGTTGTGCTAAACGGGTTAAGGCAACTTGGATGCTTCGATATGAAAACTGATCCACCTCGTCAAAGTGGATAGTCGAATACCCATTACCTAAAATCCTGTCTGCTCGTTCCTTGTCATCAAGCCCTCCGACCCATATCTGAGATCCTCCCGGAAGACTAATAAACCAGTCTTGCTTATTCTCTGTATATTCCAAGCCGATCAGCTTAGCCACTGCCGGAAAGGTGTCATACCAGATAGCCCTTTTCGCATCCTTGAACACCCGCCGAAGAATTAAGTGGCGGGAGCCAGGAGCCTTCAGAGCCCGGACAATAACGGCATAAACCAGAATAGCGGTCTTGCCTGATCTGCTACCCCCGTACAGGAGCGTATAAATCGCAAGGCCGCCGAGTAGCTTAATCGCTTTTGCCTGGTCTTCTGTTTTTTTAAAGTTGTTCATCAGATTTGTCGAAGGTAACCTTCAGGCCTTTAACGTCGACCTCTTGTTTCTCAACATAACCCCGTTTCTTGCCTTTGCATTTCAGATAAAAAATGATCGCCCCGAGGTTATCTTCTTTAATCTGTTTGAACAATTTAGACTCCGCGAAGTCAAGGGCAACATTTTCGAGGTTGTCTACCTCCTCCCGAAAATTCGGATCTGAATTCAGGTAATTGTAGAACGTTTTTCGTTCAACTCCAACCGCCCTGCAAGCGGTGGTCACTACTCCCATGCTCTGCTTTAGAGCTTCGAGAAGCGCTTTTTTCTTTTGTGTAAGTCTGGCCATTTTATTCTTCTATTTTAATAGCTCACCGTTTATCTTCACCTCCAGATTCGGCTCCAGATTCAACATTCGCTCCACTACAACTTTACAATATTTAGGGTCTAATTCCATGGAATAGCATAACCTCCCGAGCTCATGGGCTGCTACCATAGTAGTCCCCGACCCAATAAACACGTCACATACGATATCTTTTCTTTTAGAGCTGTTCCCTATTTGATACGCAATTAACTCAACAGGTTTCATCGTTGGGTACTCCTTATTGCGAAGAGGCCTATCAAAATTTAAAACAGTGGTTTGCTTTCTATCCGAACCCCAATAATGACTTCCCCCGGAAGTCCACCCATACAAGCAAGGCTCGTGCTGCCATTGATAATCTTGTCTTCCTAATACCATGCTATTTTTAACCCAAATGAGACACTGTTTCACCTGGATTCCGGCGTCCATCATCGCTCTTCTAAAATTCGTCCCTTCTGAATCTGCGTGCCAAACATACCACACCCCTCCGGGTTTTACGTGTTCATTAAGATTAGAGTAAAAAGACAGCAGGAAATCATAAAACCTAGAGTCCTCCATTTTATCATTTTTAATCTTAAGCTTCTCTTTGCCTCTCCCTGTGTAATCAACATTATAAGGCGGGTCGGTAACCACCAAATCGGCTTTTTCGCCTTCCATCAATTTCTCCAAGTCCTCTTTTTTCGTGCAATCCCCACATAAAAGCCTATGCTCCCCAATCTCTATTAAATCGCCATATTCAATAGAAATGCCAAGTCCTTCCTCCCCTTCCTCGTAGTCGTCTTCTTTGACACTCTTTTCAGGGAACGCTAAATCCAGCCCCCAATCAGCCAGAAGATCGGTGTCCCATTCGTTCTCAAGCAAATCTAAGTCCCAGTCTCCGAAACCGACATTGTCCTTGATAATGAATTCTTTTTTCTGCTCTTCTGTTAATTCGTCCGCCCTTTTTACCCAAGAATCAGGTTTCTCAGTTTTTCCAAGATATTCTAATGCTGCATATCGCATATTGCCTCCAAGCACCACCCCATTTTCATCGACGACAATAGGACGCAACTCCATCATTTGAGGGAAATCCTCTATTGACTTGACGAGTTTTTTGAATTTGTTGTTTTTCAGTACCCTGGGGTTGTCCGGGTTTTTTTTAATGTCTTTTAATTTCATGCGTCAAAATTAAACAAAAAATCTCAGTCAAACCGCGAAAACGGTCTGAAAAAAGTATTGTTTTTCTGCGAACTGCTTAATAATCAATAATTTACAGCCCGAAAAAAGGGCTCTGTAAATAATAAAACAATAAAAAACAATGCATTGTTTCGCTGTAACCCCCTGAATATCACCGTTTACCGAGGATAAAAAACAATAAACACAAAAAACCCCTATAAAGTATATACGTGTTATTTACACGTGTATATAATGCCGTATATCACCCTATATTTTACATTATAAATGTTTCATAGTATTTATTGTTTTTATTGTTTACACAGCCCGCAGCCCTTTATTGGCGCGGGTTGTAGCGAAAACAATGTATTGTTTTTATTGTTTTTATTGTTTACGGGGTCAAAAAGTTAAAACCCTGAAAATCAACCTATTAAAAAATCAAAGGGCAAACGTGTGACATTTGCCCCTAAATTTAGTAACTTTATACTGAAAATCTTAAAATAAATAATAAAGGGCAAACGTGTGACATTTGCCCTTGTTTTTGGTAACCTTATATAAGGTCGTCAACATAACCGATCGACAACTCGAAATCGGTCAGCCCAAAATCCCCCCTCAGGGTTGCCCCTGTGAAGTTACAATATGCTACCTGAGCTTCGCACATGGAACGGATTTGCAGATCTGTTTTTTGCATATCTGCATTCGTTAAATCTACCTTATCCATTATGGCGTCAGAGAAATCAGCCCTTCTGGCATCAACTTTTTGCAAGTTTGCCTCCATCAAATTGCAGTTTCGGAAGTTGCAATCCTGCAAATTTGCCCCTTCAAAGTTAGCATACCTCAGGGACGACCCCTCAAAGTCGCAGCCCTGCAAATTACACCCGGAAAAATCTTGATCTTCTGTAACCAAAAACCGGAAATTCATTCCGCTGAGGTCTCTACCTGTCAGGTCTTCACCTTCTTTAATCATTAGCATTGCCCGCTCCTGCGTTATAGGCTTGTCGGCTTCATCCCTTAGGTCGATGAGGGGGATAATAACGTTGTGCAGGTCTTCCGTCTTTAACACGACGGGCATGCATAAGCAGATATCCCGGTTAGCTGTTGTGCTGCTCCTCATCATCAATGCCTTAGTGGGGCTGCCATTCCAGTATAGGTGCACTTTCTCGACCCCATTGGCCGCAAGGGCTGTAGCCCCTCGCATAATATTTTCAGGGTCAAAATAGACATCCTCCCCTTTTTCATTAAACACTTGAAGCGTGACAGGATATCCCTCACCGCTGAGGTCGAACCACTTTAGCCGCATTATTGCGGCGTTGCATATTGCGATAATATCAGATACTTTAATATTATCAATCAATAAAGGAGCCTCAGGTATGGCTGCTTTCCAATTTGGAAACCTACCTACAAGGGTCTCCCCTTTGTATCTTTGA